ATGGCTGCAGCAATAACCGGCGCCAGGGCTTGAGCCTGCGCTTCTAGTTCACGCATGTTCAATGTTTAGCCCCTTCTCTACGAGCATCGCGAGCAACTTCGCGCTGTCTTGGATTTGTTCGTCAGTGGGTTCTGCCGGTGCGGCCGGCTCTGTAGCTGCAGGCTGCGCCGTGCCGAAAGGATCTGCCTGCGCGTCACGCTTGGCCAGTGCTTCAACAGAGTAGTTCTGCTGCTGACTCAATACGGAGTCGCCGCCGGTGACCGGGGGCAGGTTCATACGGCGCCGAGCTTCGTTCGGGGCCATGATGGTACCGCCTACGGCAAGTTTCAAAGTCTCTACCAGTGCGCTCATATCCATGCGTAGCAGGCCGTCGATGTCCAGTTCCACGCCGAATTTATCCGGCAATGACAGGCCATCGTCCATACAGGCTTCGTACTCTTCGACAAGAACCTGAATGCAGTCCGAGTAATACTTCTGGTTCTCTTGCGCGGCCGTGGTACCGGTCGGCGAGTTGGTCACCCCTACCTTGGATGGTGGAACGTGGAACGCTGTGCAGATCATTTCCGCGGTAAGCCGGAATTGCTCGATCAACTGTGAGTCGGTGGCCGACATCTTCATCTGCTGGAATTTCAGATCATCACCGACTACAGCGACCTTGCCGGCATTCTGGCCGGTGTAGTTCGCGTCCCAATGTGCTTTAAGCCGTGCTGCCGTCTCGTCGCTGATCGCGCCTGGGGCCGACAGGATGCCGCCAGGGCGGGCGCCGTTCTCGAAGAACGTAGAGCTATCGCTTTGCATCTTGAGCGATTGGCACGCGGCTTGCGCAGCGGCGTAGAGCGGCGAGACACCAACCAGTGGGTGAAACAAGCAGTTCATCCGGTCATGGATGATCTCGGACGCTGGCACGGTCACGCCGTCACCAACACGGTTCAGGTTGTCGTTTGAAAGCTGGTAGTAGATCGAACCATCGTCAGCGACTAGCGGAAGCACACGGCACGGGTCGAGTAGGTAGATCGCCACGACAACGCCACGCTGGTCGCGCTGCTTCAACCCGTAGGTGTTGCCGCTGATCAGCTTGGAGGTCTGCCACCACTGTTTGAACTGGATATGGTTCTGGTAGTTGTTCGGCTTCTTGAGCACGGGGCTGAAAGCCGGGCTCGTGGTCTCTTTCCATATCCCGTTCGGGTCCAGTTCCATCAAGCGCTGGCGCAATTTGCCGATGTCATTTGAGATCAGCGTTACACAGGCGTATACGGCGTAGTGTGCCAATACCGATTCGTGGGTCCAAGTGTCGTTCTTTTGCCAGGCGCCGGAATATGGCTCGCGAATCATCGGCCACCAACCGCCCATGCCCGTACCGGGCGGCGACATCGGCGCGCGCTTGAAGGTTAGGGACAGCTCTCGGCCGAAGATACGCATTAGGCAAGATCCTGAGCGTCGATAAGAGCCTCGACATCGGACTTTTTGATGCGCCCGTCTTTTCCGGTGCCAACAACCTTTTCGATATCGACACCGTTCTCTTTGGCGAATTCCAGAATAGCCGCCGAGGCTAGAGGTTCGGCGACTACTTCAACCAGTGCGCCGGCAGTCAGCATTCTGGTCTGGTAGCCGTCGTCAGCGTAAGTTCCGTGGCCCAATTTGCGAAGGGTTTCCGCATAGCGGCGAGCCATCAAGACCTTTTTACCGCCTCGGCCGTACACGAATTCAACTTTGCTCATGGGAATTCCTCAAATTTAGCGGGAGTGTATCACAAGCCTAGCGCAGCGGAATAAGCCGGCAATGCGAAGCCCGCGATAGAAGCGTAGCCCGCAGCGTCTGGATGCGTGCCGTCCACGGCGGTGAAAGTCCACGGTTTAGGGTCGATCCAAGCGAGTCGACTGTCTGCTTTCCCGTCCATAACACCTTTCAAGGTAGCATTGCAAGAATCAATCAGCTCCTGCGCAGCGCCGGAGTTATTCAGAATCCCGCGGCACAGGACTTTCGCATACCCCTTCGCTAATAGCTTGTCGATGCATAAGCCGTAGTCGGCTTGCTCTGTAGAGTCTATTCCGCCCGAAGCGCTGTTACCTCCGATCGCCAGGATCGCGACGTCGGTAACGCCTACAGTGCGTAGTGGCAGAACGGTATCAAGCAACGTTTTGCAGGCCGTAATAGTCAACCCGCTTATGCCGTTGGTGCTGCCGACAAAGCCCATCGCTGCGGCTACGCGCATCGTTTCCGTGTCCCTGGATGTCGCACCCGGGCCGGACCCGAAGGTGATCGAGTCGCCGTATTGATCCAAGCGGCGGAGGGTACCTACGTCGAGGAGAGTCGAGTCGCCGGCCACGGCGAAGTGCCCATTGTTGTTCCGCCCGTTGCCGTCGTCCCACACGTAGTACGTGGCCGTAGAGCCGTCGCACGGAATCCGCATAGCCCGGATTGGGTTGTTCGTCTCGTCCGCTACGTCGTAGAAGACCGGCGCGGCACCATTCTTGCTTACCGCAATTTTTCTGGCGCCGTTGACGGTTACCACGAGTTTCGTGAAGGCGCCGCGGATCTTAACCGATCCGATGTTTGAGCCATAGGTAACGCCTTTCTGCGCTTGGAGCGGCGGCGAGAAAGTTGCGGTGTTGGCTACCAGGGCGCCGCTGTAGAAGCCGGTAGCGCTATTTGCGCCGTCCTGAACCTTGTTAGCGAGAGTGGCTAGGGCGGCAGGTTGTCCCGTTACCTCGAGCACGTTGCCGGAGGACGCGACGTACGGCGCATCGCCCATGGCGTTGTCATAGCGGACCTCGACAAAGCGGGTCGCGTGCGCAAGACCAGTGAAAAGCGTGTAAACGGACCCAGTGTTAGGCGCCAGCGTGAAAGCGCCGCCGTCAATCGCCACTTGGACAGATCCGGGGTTGTCGCCAAAATCTGAGGGGGTAGTGAGTTTCGCCTCGTTGCCGGAGATAAAGCCTGACCAAAGCGAAATCGCGCCCCGCATGTAGATGCGATCTGCGTTTTTGGTTGTGCTGACTGAGCCAGTGATACCGGGAGAAAATTGTGCAGCAGTGAAGTTTACAGTCGTAGGATCTGGGAGCGGTGGCGTCGGGGTTTCACCGTCGTCGCCCATAAAACCCATTTTCTGGATGAACTCGATCATGGAAGTACCCCTAAAGAAAAGGCCCCGAAGGGCCTTTCCGATTCACTCAACGTAGCGCATTAAGCGCCGGTGCCCCAGTTCACGTCTACCAGGTAAGACACCGCCGAAGCCCGGCGGCGCTGCCAGTTGATGAAACGCTCGGCGAGGAACGCGGTGCTGTTAGTCTGGAACATCGACACCATGGTGGTCGGTGTGCCGGTGGCGCTGTTGTTGGTCGGGTTGTCCAGCATCTGCAGCGAAGCTTCACGGGAAGCGTCGATGGTCACTTGACCGTCATCCGCCAGCCAGATGTCAGAAGCGTTCAGGAGAACCACCATGCCGCCGCCGGAATCAACCGGCAGGTAATCAGAAACGATCACCGGAACACCCATGAACGTACCGCCGTTCAGGGTCAAGCCAGGAAACTCCGATTGACCGAGCGGGTTCTGCATCATGCTCAGCGCCAGCGCAGTGGTCGAGTCCATAAGGTACACGGCGTTGCGCGGAGCGTTGCGTGCGGCGATGAACGGGGCCCACAGTGCTGCTACGTCGGCACGGATGTCTTCAGCAGTGTTACCGCTGGAAGTGATGCCGACGATGCCGTTGGTGATCGAAGCAGGCGACACGTTCGCAACCGCAGCCTTGGCTGGGTCCACGAAGTCGATGTCGGCGCGTTCGATTACCGCTGCGGCCAGGCCGTCACGGACGAGGCGTTCCGCCGAAGGATCGCTGAAGCGAATCAGTTCGTTGGTCAGAACCGCGATGGTCGCGATTTTGTTCCAGCGCAGCTCGGTGTCGTTGAAGTCGAAAGCAGTCAAGGGCTTCGGTGCACCTTCACCTACCCAGTACGCTTGGCCGCCAGTGGTTTGGCCCGCGATACGGACGTTGAACGGAATTCGATTCAACGAAGGGATGCCGCCGGTGCCGAACTGGCCGAGAATGGTACGAGGGCGCAGATACTCGACGAAGTCGCCCGCAAAGTTCTGGTAGTCAACCAGGGGGGCCGCCCAAGTGGTGTCGAGGGTGGTACCGGCTTCGACGGTGGCTTTCATCAAGCCTTGCATCTTCTGGCCGCGAGCTTCCAGGTCCAGGGTTTTGATCATGCCTTCGTGCTGTGGATATTTCGACTTGGCGATTTCCACGGCCATCGCCGGGTTGTTCTGCGAAGCCATTTTGCACATGGCGTAACGGGCGAACAGGATGCCGGGTTCCAGCTTCTCGGTGTTCTTGGCTACGAGAGGAGCGCGGTGGGTCTGCTTGGTCACGTCTTGCACCGGTGCGGCGGCGGCGATGTTAGCCTTCTCCATAACTTCCAGGCGCTTGATATGCACTTCAGCGGCTTTCAGCTCGTCGGTGATGGTATCGAACTCTTCCGACTCGACTTCGTCCAGGGTGCGGCCTTCAGCGGCTTCCATCAGTTCTTTTTGGCGCGCGGACTTCTGCACCATGGTGTCCTTGAAGGACTTGATTTGTTCTGCGAAATTCATGTCTAGGCCCTCCTCGGGCTTCGGAGAAACGGGTAGTTTTTTTGTAACGGGTGCCGAAGCGCCGGCGGGTTTTTCAAGGCGTACAACGGTGAACTCCTTTTTGCCTGACGCGGCAGGTAGCCCAACATCGAACGACTTGACGGTGGAAATTTTGCAGTCTGAGTTACAAGGGATCGTTACCAGCGAAAGTTCGTAAACCTCCGTCGATTTGTAGCGCAATCCATACGTACCGGCAATTGGCTCGAAGTCGAGAGCCCGGAAGCCGATGGAGACCGCCCGCACGATCTGAGCTTTAACCGATTGCCAGGCTTCGTCTACGCGATCCTTCAGGATACCCGGCTCGTCCACTTTAGCGATCGTCGCGGTGAACGTAACGCCTTTTGCGGTGGGCTTATCGAAGACCACGGTACCAATCGGCTTGTCGTGCTCGTGCTGCCACAGCAGCGGCATCGGGTTCTGGAACTTGACCCCAAGCGGCTCAATAACATCACTGGCTCGGTCAACTTGAGGCGTCGTAGCGATACCGGTAAGGATACGGGCCTCGTCGTCGACCGCTTTGATCTCAAGAAAACTGTAGGCTCTGTTCATGTATACAGCTCCGGTAAATTACGCGCACTGTAACCTAAAGAAATAGCATTTGGAACTTTTTGTGCGCGGCGGCCGGGTTAAGCGCCATCAAGGACACGGCGTTGAACAGCGCCATCACCGGATCGATCTTGGCCGAGCCGGAAGCCTGTTTTGTGATCAGGATCGAGTTTGCCCGGGGCTCGACGCGGCAGTTGGAGACGCACCACGCCATAAGCGGTTGCTCGGCGTGCTTCAACTTCCCTTCGGCCAGTCGTCGTTCAGTGGTCTTGATGGCGCCGCCGAGTTTCCAACCCTGGCTTATGCCAACGATCTTGTCCTCCGGGATAGAGCGTGCGACCAGTTCGTCGAAGATGGCCCCGATGCCAACCGGGTCGACCCCGATTTTGTCTAGTAGCCCTGTATCGAATACCCGTTCCACGATATCGCAAACCTCTGTAACGTCTTCGCCGATGCGTTTTACCAGTACGAGATCTTTATCGCGGCTGAAGTCGTGGAAGCGCGCTGCCTCTTGCTTGTTCCGTGCGAGTGCGGAGGGGTGAGCCCATGCGCCTGCCCACGTAAGCCAGTTCCCGGAGTCCTTCTCACGTCCGACCAGGGATAGCCCTAGCAAGTCGTCCAGGCCGCCGCCGTCGATCCCTACGTCGATCACCTCGCACCGCTCGAGCATCGAGTCGAGCGTAACGGTCTTGTCGGACTGCTCCTGCCAGAAGTCGGCGCCTGCCCACCGGTCAGAGCGCAGCGCCAGGCCGATCTCCACGTTTAAATGCTTGGATAGAAAACCTAACGTGGATTCCTCTCCCGCCGCTTGAGCCTTGTCAAATTCCCTCTCGATGTACTCAGGATTTACGGAATAGCCCATATTTGGGTTGGAAATGAAGAAGTTTTCTTTTTTACGGTGTAGGCCGGCGTCCAGCATGGCTTTCGGGAATTCGTACAGGATAGGCAGGAAGCGATTGTCCTTGATTACCCCGTCGCGTACATCCCTGGCGTATTGGAGCTTCTCCTTGAATACACCGGCGGGTGGTTGATCCGACTGTGTAGTGAGATAGATAACGAACCCCTCAGGACGAGAAGCAAGACCGCCGGTAGCCTCCCGCAGCATGTTGGCGGCGTGAGGATTCTTTCCTAGTAGGTGGAGCTCGTCGACCAGGATACCAACGCCCTTAACGCCGCCAACTGTATTCTGATCCGCGGTAACGATCTTCAGCGTCGCTCCCGTTCCCCGGTGAGTTATGGTCTTCAAATGCTCTTGGACGTGAAGAATTTCTGAGAGCTCTTCGTCGTGCTTCACCATGTCGCGGCAAGGGGCAAAGGCGTTCATCGAAACTTCTTGGGTCGGCGACAGAATCAAGAATTGCGCCGACTGACGCCAATTACGGATAAGCACCGTCAACATGATTGCTGCCGCGATTGTTGATTTACTGTTTTTCTTGCTCAGGCACATGAAAAAGTCTTGTATCTGCCTCCGCCCGGTTTCCGGGTCGTAAGAGCCGAAGAACGCCGAAGCGAAATCGAACACCCAAGGGGCGCAGGCTTCGCCCACGGTTGGGCTACCTGCCGCGTCAACGATACGAAGCTGCTTCATGATCTCAAGCCCCGCTTCTGCCTCGGAGGGGAACAGAGGTGGGCAAGTTATGAGGGATTCCCGCGCTACGATCCGGGTCTCCCAGTCTGTGCAGGAAGTCGTAAAATTATCGTCCACGGGCGGTTACCTCGTTGTACAGCTCGTTCCATACTTCCGAAAAATTGTCCGGGAGCTTAGCGTTTTTTGACATGTTCTCTAAGGCCCACATAGGACGCAAGTTGGCTAAAGCCCAGCACATTTTGAATTGCAGGCTTTCGGGATCGTCGGCTTTGAAGAAGGAAACAGGAATTCGGTGGTCGATATGAATCTCACTGCGCAGCACGTTATCCCACGACATACCTTTTTCGAAGTGGGATTCAATATGCGCCACCAATTGCTCCGAGGTATACCCCACCAATTCGAACGTACTTCTGCGAGCCTTACCTTTCTGCGTACCTCTCAGCATCTGCGCTATGCGAGAGCTCATACGGGTTTTCAGGTTGAACCACGGAAGGGTTGCCCTGCGCTTCCGCATCTTGGCGCTTTCCTTCAGCCGCACCTCTTCGATATTTTCGTCTCGCCATTTTCTTACGGCCTCCGTTGAAGAGTAGCCGGCCGCGCGATATGCCTCGTTGGTTTCCTTAACTTTGGCCTTGTTCGCGTCCCTCCATCTTTGTTGCCTCTCTTTTTGGTCGGCGCGCTCCCTACGAATTGTGTCCTCGGTTTTCCGGCATGGTCGGCATCGGGAATCAAGGCCGTGGAGACCCATGTAGTGCGTGTCAAAATTTATAACCGTAGAGGCCAGGTTTTCGCCGCACGCTTTGCACTTTTTTAAAGGGGCGTTGGCTGGGTCTGGAATCGGATTGGGTTTAGCTTTCTTGGCGGCCGAGTAGGCGGCCGAGTAGGCCTTCTGGCAGGGGCGGCACTTCGGGCGCAACGTACCCGGGCGGCAGGTATTCGGGAGATAGTATTCCAGTGTCGCGGGTTTTGATTCTTTACAGGCTGGGCAGATCTTAAAGCGGGTAGTAGAATTTTGTTCAGTCATGACGCACTCACGATGCAGATTGGTAGAAACCCCACTCGTGTTAGCGCACAGTGGGGTTTTGCTATTCTACGCTTCACGGTTGTTAACGACAAGCTTCGGCGGCGCCGCGGCAGAGAATCTGCGATCGATTTTCTTCGGCTCTTCTTTACCTTTGTCCCCCTTCTTCGCATGCTCGAATGGCAGCAAAGCTTTCGCCGCTTCCAGGCGAGCTTTCACACCAGCCCCTGGCGTATTCATCAAAGCCTTGAGAAACACCTTCGGGTCTTCTGTTTCCGGAATTTCTACGGTGATCAGATCGGCTTCAGATCCTTCCTCGGTCTCTTCGTGTTTAGAGCTTGGTGCCGACTTGGTGCCAATACCGACAGCGGCTAGTGCTGCCACGATTGCCGGGTGTTTACGCATTCGGTGTCCGGCTGCCTTTGCGGTCTTTGCGCTGAGTCCGGCGCTGATAGCGGCCTGTTCCGGCTTTTCCCCTCGCAAGGTCGCCTTAAAAAATAATTCCTGCTTCTCGTTCATCATGGCGGTGGGCCTGTGTATTTTCGTGTTTCCAGCGTAACACAGGTAACAGAACCCCATAT